CACATTCTGGAGCGCGGTGTCATCGGTCGAGTCGGCGATCCCCACGGCCGCCTTGAACTGGGCGAGTGTCGCGTAGCTCATCCCTCATCCTCCACGATCTCTGCCACGCTAACAGCCTGTGTAGGCAGGGTGGCTGTCTTGGTGCTGGTCTTGACTGCGGCACGCTCTACGAGCCGCGTTGGTGCCTCTGCGTCGACATCTGCAACAGCCTCAGCCAAGCCAAAGCCGATGAGGCTCTCCGCCTCTGCCTTAGGCAGATCAACGAAAGCCCCTGACGGATATTCACCGCGTCGCTTGCAAAGTCGAACGAGCATTAGGTTCTCCTTACTTGCGGTTCTGGGGAGCCGCCGAAGCGGCTCCCCATCCCCACTAACTAGCCGAGCTAGTTGATTAGGCGTTCTTCAGGAACTTGACAGCCGAAGGCTGTGCAAGTCCGGTCGCGCCACGGACCTGAACCTTGTACGAAACAAGGCCAAGGTTCCACGCATACTCGCGTGAAGCCTCAACGGTCACGCCGCCAACGATGGCGGTCTTGATCTGACCAAGGTCACCGAACAGCACAGCCTTAGCACCGGTCGCAGGGACCGCAATGCCAGGAGCCGTGTAGACAGGCTTGCCAAGGAGACGATCAACGCCACCCTGTCCGCCTGGCTGGAACAAAGGCAGCGACGATGAGGTCGTGCCAAGGATCTGACCAAGGGCCGTGTCGCTCATCAGGAAGCCTGACTTCGCGGCGTTTCGGTACTGCTGCTTGACCGAGTACTGAAGGGCAACAAGTTCCGCGTATGTGTATACGACGGTGCCTGCGGCCGTTCCACCGGTACCAGCAGCGGCTACAACAGCGGTGCTCGCGGCTGCGCCGTGGGCAATCGCCATCTCCTGTCCAGCGGCTTCGCTGATCATCGACGCAATGTCAAACGCTGCGTCCTGAACAAGCTCGTCCGAGATCTGAACAAGTACTGCGTACTTCACAGGGGTCAGGCTCAGAGCCGAACCGGTGAAGTCATCTTCCGTGATCGTGCCAGCTTCGGCGACTGAACCAGCCGTCGTGCCGAGCGCGGTCACAGTTGGGAACTTGATGTTGTTGCCGGTGGCAACCTGGATCACATCCACAACTGCTGGGTTGATGTATGGGTTGATCTGGCCAGCAATCACATTGACGCGATTGAAGACCGAGACTGGGTTTCCGAGACCGGTTGCGGTCGTGATGTCACGATACTCAAAAGTATCAACACCAGCAGCCATACCGATTGCACGAAGGCGGTCATTGTCCGAAGCGGCCTTTGGAGCCGTTGGAGCAACAACAGCGGCGAACTCAGCGCGAGCCTCGTCAGCCGACTTACGAGCCTCGTCAGAAGCCTTCTCTGCGCGGAGAGCCTCGGCGATTACGCCAGCCTCAGCGACGAGCTTCTCGAAGCGTGCCTTGTCTTCACCCTCAAGGGCGATTCCCTTGTCGGCTGCGTCCACGGCAATGCCGCGAGCCTCAACCAAAAGATGCGCTCGCTTGTCAGCAAGCTTTGCGATGTCAGACATTGTCTGCATCCTTTCTCCGCACATAGGCGGAATAACTATTTATGCTCTCCTCGGTGGGATACCTGATCTGCGGACTCGCCGACTAAGGGCGGTGGGGCAGTGGCTCGTGACCTAGAGTGCGTCACCTTCTGCCGCCGAGATCGTCAGCAAAGCAGAGGCGATTGACGGATCAATCCCCACTGGCTTTGGCGCGAGCTTGGAACGAACAGCATCAATAACAGCCACTTCCTCGCTGGACAGTTCGCGTCCAGCCTTGATGCTGTCGAGTGTGGCAACCAGTGCGTCAGCGTCTACGCCGATCTTCGGCGCGGTGACCTGGCGGATTGCCGTGAGTCCGAGTGTTGCAGGGTAGGCAGGGGTCTGGCCACCGGCGGCAAGGATGCTCACCTCAAAGAGGTTGGCTTCCTTGATTGTGCGGTTGTTGCCATCCCAGGCATCCTGAACCTTCTGGAAGCCGAACGACATACCAGCGGCGGCACTCTCGTGCGTCAGCATCGAGATCACCTTGGCGGCGTCTGGATCGGCAGGATCTAGTTTCGCCTCAACGCGGAGGCCAGTCTCGTCCTCTGTCAACAGCAGGCGACCGCTCGCCGTGGTGGCAAGGGCGCGTGTCTCGTCGTGACCAAAGAGGAAGGCGATGATCTTCTGTCCAGCTGCGGCGCGAGAGAGTGAACGCTTGAAGGCGTTCGGCGCAATCTTCTCCTCAAATGGGAGTCCAGCAGAAGCGCTGTTCCAGATTGATGCGTAGCCGGTAAAGGTTCGCTGACCGTCAGCACCAGCCTCAGCAAGTCGGAACTCGCCCATTGGTACTGATCGAGTTTCTTTCTCTTTCAAGTCAATCACCTCTGCTTGGTCGTTCATTTCGGAACGATCTTCTGTTGATGGTAGGGGTGCAGCGTTGTCCTGCATTCCGTTATCCACAGGCTCTTCCGCATTGAAGTCTGCCATTGCTTCCTCTGGCGACTCGGCCATTAGACCAAGAGTCTCAGCCATTGCGCGGACATCGGCGTCATTGTCAATAACCTCTTCAATTTCGCCCAGGCCGTACTGCTTGATGAGAAGTTCATACTTGTACTTCTTGAACTCCAGTCCGACATTAGGACCAGGTGTCTCGCTGAAATCGTTGAGGTGAACTTGGGCGTGTGGCACATCATTGGCGGTAAGCCAATCGCGTGTCTCAGACAAACGGCTGATTGGTCGAGCGCTGACGATAATGACTTCCTTACCATCGGATGCCTCAGACTTGAGGTAAGCAATAAAGTCGGTGCGCGGCGTGTTGCCGGTGGTGGTCAGTGTGCCGTCAATGTCAACGATCAGGTAGCTCACGCGCCAGGCTCCTTGCCTACGGTGCCGATGTTGAGCGGCTTCCAGAACTGATCGCCACCAACTGGGAGCGGTGGTCGGTCCTCTAGCGCGCGCACCTCGTTGAGACTCAGGATGCCTGAGTTCAAGGCGACGGCGTAGGAGTCCATCCTTTCCTTGGTCGTAGGTCGGAGCAGGCCGTCAATGTTGAACTTGATGAAGGTGGTCTGACCAACGATCAGGCGCTGAAGCCCTGCCTCAATGCGCGCGATGAGCGGTCCAAGCCCTAGGCGCAACCACTCGATGCTGATCACTTCAACGCTGCTGTAGGAGGTGTTGCCACCTGGGTACTGGAGCAGGTGGAGCGGCACGCCGTAGATACGAGCGATGGACTCAACGCCCCAGTGCATCGTCTCAACGAGCTGCATATCGCTGATCTTGGCGCTCATCTGCTGGAAGTCTGCGCCGCCGGTCAGCACCGCAATCTTGTGCATCTTCTCTACGCCTTCGTGGCGGCGGCTAAAGGATGCGCGGAGTGAGTCAGCGACATCCTGCGTCAACTCACCTGGCACCTTGATGACAGCGCTAGGTGCTGCGCCATTCTCGTAGAACTTCGCAGCGTAGAGCTGCGTGGCGGAGGCAAGTCCGAGCGTCGTGCGGTGATGCTCGACTGGAGACATTCCGCGCATCGTGCCAGCGGTAGCAAAGAGTGGGATGTGGATCATCTGGTCAGGACCAACGCTGAACGCGGTCTCGCCTGTTGAGATCGTGTAGACAGGTACGCCCATCTCGTCCATCCGAATCTCTACCTTCTGCGGATCAAGCACGCGCGTCTCAACGACATCGCCAAGGCGGTCAGTCAGGAACAGGATGAAAGCGTTGCCGTCAAGCAACAGGCTTGACACAATCGCGTGGCGCATCTGGAACCCTGTGTAGTTTGGGTTGCCAGGGATAGGGTTCTCTAGGAAGCGTGGTCGCGTCACCGGTCGGCGCACGCCGCCGTCGCGGATGAAGGCACCAACTGGGAGGCTGGCTACCGTGTCGGCATACAACTTGACGGCCGCATAGAGCGCGCCAATTGATGTTGCGTTCTGCTGATTGAGTTGGACTCCAGCTGACGATTCGGCTGGCTTATCGCTGAGCCACTGTCCGCCAGAAACATTGCGCTGCTCGGTGGAGAGTAGGCGACGAAGGATGCTCACTTACGATCTCCTAGCGTATAGCCGAGCGCAGCAATGGCTACGCCTGTGGCAATCAATGCGACTGGGATTGAGAATAGCGCGATACCTGCAATCACAAGCACCGCACCCACAACCTCAAAGATGTTGCTAATCATAGATTCACCCACTCCACTTTCGCTGTCTGCTTTGGTTCAACCTTCAGGAACTTTACACCTTGATACGCCACAACGGCAGAGACAGCCGCGTCAATGCGGTCAGGTGACGCCTTGTATGCCTTGGTCAGGACCTGCCCATAGCGCGTCAGGCGCGTGTGGACATTGGAGATATGTCGAGCTAGGAGCGGCGAGCCGTCGTGGCGCAGCCCTTCGCCAGTCGCTACGGCCGTAAAGAAGCGGTCCACGGCTGGACCCATTCGCTCAATCGTGGCGGTAGGGAACACGGCTACGCGCTTGCCGTACCGGCGCGTCCACTCCTCGATCTCCGACGCCCAGCCTGGAGGGTCGCAGAAGAGCGTGGCGTTGTAGGTAGTCATCACCTGCTCAACGACTGCGTCAACCTCGGTGCGCGGCACCGTCCAGTCAGGGTCTCGGTTGGTATCGGACTTCTCCCACGCCTTGATCAGGAAGATGTAGCCGTCCATCGTGCAGCCGGTCAACACGGTCGCGTCTCGTGCATACGATCCG